ATTCCGTTGCTTAAAGCAATACCGTTTCCTGATGTATAAGTCTTTTTTCCTACAATTTCTGCATCTACGTCAATTTCAGTTGCGTCTGAAATATCTTTTACTTCTATTCTGCCATGCATATTGATGTCATTAGCAGCAACATACCATAGACTATCTGGTGCTGCTGTGCTTAGTTCAAGAGTTACTGTTCCAGTCTCTAAACCTTGAATATCTACCCCGTCGTACAATAGTATAGTAGAACTGTCTAGGTCAAATTCTGACGAATCGCTTAATTTTGTTCTAAAAGTAATAGGAAAATTAGGTACATTTACATCAAACTTATACTTTACGCCTCTGTATAAAGTAAGGGTAGGATTAGCAGTTTGTCCATCGGGTGTGAAAATATAACTATACGAATCTAAATTATCTGATAATTCAACGGTATATGTGCTTTCTACATCAAAACTATTTCCAGTAATACTAACTGTGCTAGGCCCGGAAGGTAGCCAATAGTACTCTCTAAAATTAGTAAATTTATCCCAATCAATAAACGGATTCCATGCATAAAATTCCTGTTCATTAACTGTACTATGATCTTGTATTGATCTATTGTAATTACTCAAACTATTCATATAGTCATTGTAATCTTTATAAAAAGAAACATTACCTAAATCGTCTGTAATGACACTTGCAGGCTCAAGTTGATAATTTTCTCTATCTTGACTTACATCACCTATATAGATATCAGAGCTTTGATACGCTTTCGATGTTTTACGTCCAACATAACCGTTTAGTTTTCCAACTACTCCTGGCTGTATTAGCTGGTCAAGAGTAGAACCTAAAAATTTAGAATTAGATGGTGTTCTAAAAATTCTCGGTAAGTGGTTTTCGCTTTTGCGTTTAGACTTGCCTCTGTTAGGAAGATTAGGTTCATTTTGAAAATTATCGTAAGCCATTAGTAACTGCTTCCTCCGCCGCTTGAGCTTGAACTACTAGAACTAGTGCTACTTGAAGTTGTATTAGTTGAACTAGTATATGTGGTGCCGGTTGTACTTAATGCAGAGCTTTGTACTCCTGCATTTACACTTGTGGTACTAGTAGTAATCGAACCGCTTGCTTTGAGTTTAGATGCTGTTACAGCATCTATAATAGCTATGTCGTTTACTCTTGCACCGCTTATAAAGATTTCGTCTGATTCTGCTTTTACTTCAAATAAGCTTCCAAACACATCTGTTTCATTATTTGGTACCACTACAAATGTAACTAAGTTAGGACTAAGTTCTTGTAAAATATATGCAGATAATTCTGAGAAATAGAATGTATCTCCAAAATCCCAATTTTCTAAAGCAAAAAATCTGTTTATAGCAGATAACACTTCAGTTTTTAAATCATTGTCATTAATTACAGCTTCTGGATTTTTAACAATTTTAAATGTTGCTTGCAAGTTACTGTCAGCTTTACTTCCAAATAATATTTTATACTTAACAGGATGGTATATTATTTCATCACTAATTGATTTGATTTTATTAAGTTCTGAACTATAGTTAATGTATAATTGATCGCTACTCGGCGGCTTAGGAAAAGTCACTTGATCTTGCAAATACAATCTAAATTGCGTATCATAATTTGCTGTAAGCATATACACATCAATAATGTTACTTACACTAGGATCTAATCTTCTATCTTTATCAGCTGCGTGCACATAGTGGAATTTTAGGTTATCCCTTCCTTTGTTTCCAGCATAATCAGCAGTTGTAATTAAATTACCGCTTGCTTTGTTTAACACTTGGAAAAGATTTTCTTGTATAAAGTAAAACACCTGGCCGTCATCATACACACTAGTCACTTGTAAATCTGCTTTTTTATCAAAAACTCTAATTGTGTTGTCAGTGTTATCATAATAAACATAAGTTTCAGTGCCGTCTATGTTAACTTGTTTTTTTCTAAACACTAATTTGTCTGACGCATTTGTGTCCTCAGCAACAATTATGTCAAATAATTCAGGATCATCAACTACAGCATCTTCATCTTTATCGAAAAATGTTATTTCAATCTTACTACTGTCTACATAGCCATCAGAATCTCTCACATTAGCAATTATTTCCCAGTCATAATCAACAGTGAAAGGTGATAAACTATCAGGTTGGGTGTTAATGCTTAAAACTGATATCTTATCTTTCACTACTTTGCCAGATACGTTTTCGAAAACCTTATCAGTTGAATCAAAGAAAAATCTTATCTCGTTGGGACTTTCAAAAACAAATTTGCTTGCTCTATACGTAATAGTATATTTGTTGCCGTCAGCTTCGAACAGTAACAACCAACTAGAATCTGCTTGCTCGCTTGAAGTGTTACCTGCACGAGATAAAGAGAAATTAGACACAGTGTTAAGATTATCAAGTGTAATTAATTTCCAAGATTGGCTTGTTTGATCATATCTTAATCCAAAAGTATTCTTAGCAAAACACTGATCTATTATTTGTGTTTCTAAATCCGTTGAAATATTAGTAGCTAACTTTGTAATAACTCTATCTAATTTTGCAGTAGAAGGAATTTTATCAGTAAGTTTTACTGCACCTTCGCCTGTTGCTGTAGCATCAGTACCGTCATTAGCTACACTGATAATTTTTGACCAAATATAACTTTTTGAACCTGAATGATCAGCTGCACCTGCCATGAGTGTGTTATCTGGCATAAAGTGATATCCAGCAGGAGCTACAAATTTTACTAATGAATTAGGCACAAGTAAACTTAAAGAAGAATCACTATAGGATCCTAAAGTAACGTTTTCTCCACTTGTGTCTTGTACATAACCTGTATTTTGATTAGTAACATTAGTAACACTAGACCACATGTAATTGTTTCCTGCTACTGTTGTCACAGGATACTCATTGTAATAAAAATTGCGTAAATTGTAATCTCTTAATATAGGAATAATTGTATTTTGTACAGCGCCTTCTATATCAGTTTTTGTTGCAAAAGTAAAGTTAGTTTTCTTTGTATAGTCTTGCTTGTAAATTATTCCATCAGCACCAAATAAGTTTGTTTTGCTGTATTTTCCTGTGCTATCTATTAAATCAAAATATCTACTGATTCCGCTGCTTACTCGATTTACACTTTTTACTTTTACTACTTCTTGATTGCGAACTAAAGGCGCAATCTGATAATCTTCTGCTGTTATCATTCTGTTTTGAGTGTAATAGTTACTCGGAGCATTATTTTTTATGTTTTCATTTGTCTCAGATACAGCACCATTTTCAATTGTATTTTGGAGTTTAAAAGTAAGTGTTAATGTTTCAGCTGTATTTGTATGACTAAGGTATGGCAACGAAACAACCACAGTCCCTAAAGCATTAGGCTGAACTAAAGTTGTAGCTGATTCACTTATTCTATAGTAAATTTTAAAACTACCTTGTGGTAGATTTCCGAATACGCCATCCCCAAACACTAGACTAATCCTATCTTCAATACGTGTTAAAATACTGTAGATATTTTTTTCGCCTTTTTCTAAACTATTGTAAATTACATTATTGCCCTCAGTAGCACTCACTTTGGTCCAAAGTTCATTTTCTATGTTATTTTCATCAAGGGAATATAGCCATACGTCTGTTTCGTTAATGTTTATTTCATCAATTGCGACTACTTGATTGGTTGTAGGATTTGTAAGATTAAATGTACCATCTACAAGCTGGCCTTGTCTAAAATGCACAAAATAACCTGAGTTATCACTAGCTTTTCCTTTACCATCATCTTTATAAATGATACTAAACTTGTTTCCTGGGTATGGATCTTCTTCTGTTACTGCACTATTTTCTATTTTTGTGCTTACAACTTCAAATTTAGTGTTTACACCATTTACATTTCTTGTAAAAGGAAATAATGCTAATCCGTCATTGTTTGAATTAAACCTATATTGTTCTGTATATACACCGCCAATTGTATCTTTTGCAATAGGGTTGCCTATGCCTACATTTACAGGAAGTGCAGCATTTAAAATTTTTGTTATTTGCTCGTCTGAATTAGTGTTTGTAAGGTCGTTCCATGTTACATTAACACCTGACAAATTTAACCCACTAGAATCTAATATATTTTCAGTTGTTGCAACGCTTTGTAATTTAAGTAAACCGTTTAATGCTTGATTACGCTTTGCGTGATAACTTAGCAATCTTGCTAACCTAAGTACACTTTCTCTTCTTTCTGCTGTTTCAAGAAAGTTTTCTCTAGCATTAAGATCTGTTCTGAAAGAGAATGCTTGCCCAAGATACGCAATTAAATCTACCAGTGCAATATATTCACTAGATTCAATATAATCGTTAAAGTCTTCTGGATAATTTGTTCTTAGATAAGTTATCATTGTTCGACGTAAGTTGTCGAAGTCATAAGACAAAAAGTCTGCATTTCTAAAGCTTTGATAGATACGTTTCCAGTCTTCTGCAACTAGTAATCTATTCTGTCTATCAGTTGTTGACATCACTAGGTCCTCATAATATAATATTTATCCTGTATAAAACTACTGGTTTTAAACTAAGTCACTACCGTTTGGAATAGAATCTCGTTGGATATTTTGTGTTGTAGGTATTAAGAAACCAGCTCTGTTATCAAATCTTAACTGCATAAATTCAGTCAAGTTATAAGGCTTATAAAGAATATTTGCTTCTATTTGTATTCCGTGTTCATATTGATCAACAATGATTTTATCAGCTGATACTCTTGGATCGAAATTAATAATATCCGAAACGTCTTTTGTGATTGCTTCTTTTAAGACATCTGTTAACGGTTCAAATAAGATATCCCATATAATAGTACCAAACGAAGGATCTGATAATTTCTCTCCTTGCCTAATATGAAAATGATTTATTATATCTTGTTTTATACATTCAAAATCATAAATTGCTACTGTTTTTCGTGTAGGATCTGTGGTAGAGAATCCTACATATGTTCTTCCTGGTAGTCCATAATTTGTAGATCTAGTAGAAGGAACTACTACTTCTTTGTATAACTTTTTTTCCAGTTTTGGCATTAGTAACCTCCTCTTTCTTCATGTATTTTCTTAGCTGCTATACCTGTGTCACTTATTGTGGATTTTGCATATACTGGTTCGGAATCTTCAACCTTTTCAATACCATACAATATCTTCTCAGGCATATATTTTGTAGGATCTAAGTTTTCTGTATGTCGCCAAGGCTGCTTACGTGGTACACGACCTAACGGAGTTTTAAGTGTATCATGATCGCTGTATTTGGTTTTTTCTTCATCAATTTTAGTAAAGCTTGCAGGCATATCATGCATCATTGTAGGCATTTCTTCAAACTGAAATGTTCCGTGTGGCGAAGATTGAGCACTTCCGTTTACCAGTGCTGTTGTAGCATCTGTAATTTTGCTTTCTAAACGTGCCTTAGGAGCATTTATTTCAAATTTTTCTTCAGCGTGATCGTATGCAAATGCCACAAACTTATTGTCAGATGAAACTTCTGCAGGAATGTCGCCTGCTAATAACTCTAGAGACTTAATATCATAATTATGTTTTAATTTGAAGGTAGCATCGTCGGTGACACTTGTACCATCATGTATTCTATTTTCAATATCTAAACCTGTGGTAGACAGAATATCCAGTTTTCCCTCTTTTACTTTAAGTGCAAAGTTAGGCTCAGCTTCGGGGTTGCTTCTTTGTTCAATGTTTATTGCTGTTTTGGCTGATATATTCAGTTCATCTACATCTATATTCAATTGATGTGCGTGGAAATTAATACCCGCTTTTTCATCTTTTTCGGTGGCCATACTGATGCCTCCCCGTGAATAAACATCAATTTTTCCGTTTGCTGTAAACTCCATCCAGCTATCGCCGTTTGAATGTATTATTGTTATAAAGTCTTCACTATTGTGCATTATAATTTTATGACCAGTCCTAGTTTCTATTCTAAACTGTTCACTGTGAGGAATTGTTCTTTCGCCACTAGGAGCAGGCACATATTCACGTTTACCATCCTTAGCTAAGGTAGTTCGATACAAACCTGGATTACCGTCGTCCATTATTAAATTAGTACCGCCTAAACGAGAGAATGGGAGTTCGTTGCGAACTTCGCCTACTGGTTCTGGTGTTTTAGCAAGTTTTGGTCCATCGTACTTGTAAGGTCCCGGAGAGCTCCAACCTTGTACCATACTCACAGGATCTCGTCTTGGCCCATAAGTTTGCGGTCCACGATCAGGATCTGCCCAGTACCCGTTTACTTTTTCTAG